GCCCGGGCGTCCGGCGCCACCGGCATCATCCATGATGCAATCAATTCGAGACTAGATTATCTTCGCGGGTTAAGCACTTGGGATGCTTTCGGCAGGGGCTGGGAGCGTCGGTGCGAGGAGGTCCGAGCGGCTGCGCTTGAGATGGCTGACCATGGAGACGAACCAAAATCCAGCGCCAACGCCTGACAGCGCGAAAGAGGTAGCTGGTAAGTCTATCGGGCGCTATGGCCTGTTCTACATCACGCTGATCGTCCTGATCGGTGTTGGCTCCTCCTACTTCCTCACTGAGTCAGCCATCACGGCGGTGATGACGATGATCGGTGGCGCGCTTGTCGCGCTCATCAACATGATGAACGGCATTGCCGGTACGAAGGACAAGGAAGAGAAACCGGAATATAAGGTTATCAACGAGCTAATCGGTCGTCTCGATCAGAAGGAGCCGCCGATGCAGGTCACGGTCGACGGCGAGCGCGTTACGGTGTCGAAGGGACATGACACTGTGACGATGCGGAAAGACGAAGTGTGAAACGATGACAATATGGATGGGATGCAGCGTACAGACACCACACAATGAACGCGGCCAAGTCGTCGCGATGGAAAGCGGCGCAACGCCAACGGCACGCATCGTATACGTGCGCATCGGCGACCGTAGGCCGGAGCCGTATCACGAACACGAACTGACGCCGGTCGTAGACCCTGCGGTCGTGGACGCGCTTCGATGAAAGGCGTCCCGCAAGCGCGTAGTGAGCGCGACTGGTGTTCTCGCAAGGACGCTCCCGTCCTCGCGAGACGCATCGAGCAGTACTGGGCGGATCGTGGCCGCACGGTGAAGGTGATTACCATCTCCACCGGCAAGCACGAGTGCTGCGACATCCGCTCCAACATCTGCGGGGTGTTGGGGGCCGCATGGAAATAAGTAATAAATCGAAACGAGCAGTACTAATCTCCGTTGCGCGTGGCCGCGAGCGCGGCACCCGCGCCATGATGCTGAAGCGCCTCCCCAAGCGCAAATTGCTTCCGCCTCTTAACGTTGAGAAGAAAAATGACCGTACCCAATAATCGATATCGTTTCCCACGTCAGCGCAAAGTGCCGAAGCGCCTCATGGAGGTGCGCGACAAGATCATCGGCGCCTACGGTCGCGGCCACGGCCTGACGGCCACGGACCTCGCGGTGCAGTACGGCGCGGATTCGAACGACATCCGTCAACTCTTGCGCGAGGCGGGCGTATGGTCACCTCGCACCGTTGTCGAGATGCGTGACAACGACAAGCGCAAGAGATACTCGGAGAGCGTCGAGAAGAAGTGCCTGTGCTGCGAGAAGAAGTTCTTGGCGCGGCACAAGCTCCTGTACGTCTGCGACCCGTGCAAGGAAACGGATTCGTATCGCATTCCTGATGAGTACACATTGATTATTGCGTGAGCGGGAGTTGTGCCCATGAACATAGACTTCAACGAGGATACGCCAGCCTACATGGTCTGGGACGCAGCTATCGCCGCGATGGTCGAGTTTGCGATACAGAACCAAATGCAGATTGAGCTGTCGTGCATCTTGGTTCACGCAATGCGAAACCTCCAAGGCTCGCGCGGCATGGTCAGCAAGTGGACCGGAACTGATGGGCATCGAATTACCGCCGGGATATGACCCGCAGCGCTTGCTGCGGGAGTTGGATCGAGCAGACTGCGAGGACAGCCTCTACACGTTCTTGCAGTACGCTTGGCGATGGGTGGACCCGTCGCCGTTTACGGCGGGATGGCCGCTCGAGGCGATCTGCGAGCATCTTGAAGCCGTCGTAGACGGCGAGATCAAGAGGCTGCTGATCAACCTCCCGCCGCGCTGCGGCAAGTCCACCATCACCAGCGTCTGCTTCCCGGCGTGGGTCTGGGCACAGCGGCACGACAGCCCAACGAGCGGGCCGGGCGTGCCGCTGCTGCACGCCAGCTACGCGCTGAACCTCGCCATGCGAGATAGCGTGAAGTGCCGACGGCTGATCGAGAGCCCCTGGTACAACGGACTATGGGGCGAGCGGTTCACGCTCGTGGGCGACCAGAACACCAAGGGCCGCTTTGCGAACGACAAGAAGGGCGAGCGCCTGATCACCGCCGTGGAAGCGAAGGTGACCGGCGAAGGCGGCAACATCATCGTGGTGGACGATCCGAACGCCGCCAACGAGGTGCTATCGGCCGCCACCATCGAGGCGACGAACGAGTGGTGGGACGGCACGATGTCCACCCGACTCAACGACGCCCGCAACGGCGCGATGGTCGTCATCCAGCAGCGGCTGGCGGAGGAAGACCTAACAGGTCACATCCTCGAGACGGATCACGGCTGGACGCATCTGTGCCTGCCGATGGAGTACGAGCCCGACCGCAGCTTTGTCACGTCGATTGGATGGAAAGATCCGCGCACGGAGCCGGACGAGCTGCTCTGGCCGGATCGGTTTGACAAGGAACAGATCAGCACGCTGAAGAAGCGCCTCGGGCCTTGGAAGGCCGCTGGCCAGCTCCAGCAGCGCCCGGAGCCCAAGGGCGGCGGTATCATCAAGCGCGAGTGGTGGCAGTTGTACGACAAAGACTCGTACCCGCCGATGGACCTGATTGTCGCCAGCTTGGACACGGCGTTCACGGAGAAGACCGAGAACGACATGTCGGCGCTGTCGGTCTGGGGCGTGTTCTCCGGCGCAGACGCGTCCTACGCGAACCGCTACACGGCACGTGACGGGCGGCTGGCGGAACGGTCGACGGCCGCCGAGGCGTTCGATGCTGCCTTGCGCAACAGCGAGGACACGCAGCCTCGCCTGATGCTGATGCACGCATGGCAGGAGCGGTTGGCGCTCCACGACCTCGTGCAGAAGGTGGCGAAGAGCTGCCGGGACATGAAGGTGGACCGGTTGCTGATCGAAAACAAAGCCGCGGGCCACAGCGTTCAGCAGGAGCTGCGGCGCTTGTACGGCCATGAAGACTTCTCGGTTCAGTTGGACGATCCCAAGGGGCAGGACAAGGTGGCGCGGCTCTATAGCGTCCAGCACCTGTTTGCCGAGGGCATGATCTATGCCCCGGACAAGTCCTGGGCTGATATGGTGATCACCCAAGTGGGGACGTTTCCGAAGGGCAAGCACGACGACCTCGTGGATACCGTTTCCATGGCCCTACGGCACCTGCGGAAGATCGGCGTCCTGATCCGTGGGCAGGAGTGGGTGGCGGACGTCAAAGACCAGATGGAGAGCGCTGTGGGCGGTAAGCTACCCGCCCTGTACCCGTCATGAAGAAATTGCCCGGCCGAGTGCCCTGCCAAGCCATCGTGGACCTAGTCTGGAAGCCCCAAGGGCTGAAGATTGGGGTCTATCGGGTAACGGTGACCGCTGGTCCCCCTTATGTGGGGCAACGTGTCTATACCGTGCGAGCCGAGGATGATAACATGGCCGCGAATAATGGGATGGATATGTTTGAGGAAGAGATGTCGCGGCCTGTGCCGCTTCACCCCCTTGGGGGCAATAGAGCGCCCTAAGGGGCATACGAGGATTGCACATGCCGCTAACGCCGGGTCTCGTACCAAACCTCCGACAGGTTGCGCCTGAGCCGGATGCTCTGCCGGAGGAAGCGGATGTGATGGTGAATGTCAGCGACGATGCTGACGGCGCCGACCGGCCGGAATACGACGACAAAGGCAATCTGATTAAGGTCGAGCATGAAGATGGCTCGATCACCATCTCGCTGGATGGCTCGCCGCTCGCGAACGCAGCGCCCCGCGCTGACCTCGGCTGGTTCGACAACCTTGTCGAAGACATCAGCGACAGCGAACTGAACCGCATCTCCACCGAATTGCTGCGCGGCATTGCCGACGACATCGAGTCGCGCAAGGAATGGCTTGAGGACCGCGCCAACGGCATCAAGCTGATGGGCCTGAAGGTCGAAGTGCCGGGTCTTGGTGGCAGCGCGGAAGGCGCGCCGGTCGAAGGCATGAGCCGCGTGCGGCATCCGTTGCTGATGGAAGCCGTGTTGCGCTTCCAAGCGAACGCGCGCAGCGAGCTTCTGCCGACCGATGGTCCGGTGAAGATCCGCAACGACGACAACAACGCGGACCTCGGCGAGGACCAGCTCGCGACCGCGCTGGAAACGGACCTCAACCACTACCTGACGGTGACTGCGTCGGAGTATTACCCCGACACTGACCGCATGTTGCTGATGCTGGGCTTCGGTGGCACCGCCTTCAAGAAGGTGTATCCGTGCCCACTGCGCAATCGGCCGGTGTCTGAGACCGTCGATGCGGCTGATTTGATCGTCAATAACTCCGCAACGGACCTGCGCAACGCGCGCCGCGTCACGCATCGCGTGATGATGAAGCCGTCAACGGTGAAGCGGCTGCAAATTCTCGGCGTTTACCGTGACACGGAGCTG